TATAAGAAGCAAAAAAAGAATTGGTAGGTTGTTGAAGGCCACGAAAATTGTTCACTCCTTCCCTTCTAAATGCTCTCTGCGTTTTGCCTGTGACCTTCAACAGCCTTTTTATTAACTAATTTTCGTTATCCATCAGATAAACCAGCAGTTCATCCACAGATTTGCAGCCACGTCTGTATTTCAAATCCATAGTGCGCAGCCAGGTTTCCCTATTCACGCGCAGTGTCTTTGTTTTCGCTGTCATTTAATGCTGTCCTCACCATGTCAACATACATTTCATGGATGAAATGTGTTGCTTCTTTGATTGTCTTATTCGCTTCTGCTGCAGTCATTCCAACCTTCAGCCGTCTGCCAATTTCCACGCCACAATCTGCAGCTTCGCCGTATTCCAATAAATCTTCTGTGGTTTTATCACGAAATGGATTTGGCAACATTCCATCGTCTGCTGCGTGCAGCTCGATCAGCGCCAGGGCAACGTTGCTGACCAGATCAGCGTGTTCTTTATATTCAGCAATAGCTTCTGCATCAAGAACAACGCCACTTTCTTCAAGTCTTTTCATCATTTCATCAATCTGTGTTCCCAAAAAATCAAAGTATTCGTTGCGTGCTGCGTGGTATTTTTCATTGTTCGACATTTTCACATACTCCGTCTAGACACTTTAATGAAAGGTTTTCGCAGTCCAGACAATATGGATTTGTCTGGAAAAAATCATACGTTTCACATGGGTGCATGCAATCACTGCAGGGAATGTTCTGTGGGTTCCTGCTGCATGGTGTAGGGATTTCGCATACTGCTGCCATCACAATCCCATTCCTTTTGCAAACAACATAAGCAACAGAATTGCCAGCAGGAAGTTTGAAACCACAATAGCAAACAGCCACCCTTCGCTGACTGTCCACAGCGTTCTGCCAAGTTTCAGCACCGGCTTCATGTTGTGAAGCAACTGAATTGCATTATCATAGCCTTTGCTGTCGGTCACGTGCCACACAATGTTTGTGGTTCCAGATTTAACCGATATTTCCACTGCTGTATATTCTACAGGCTCGCCATATTCGTTTTCCATTTTACGCACCCAACTTTAACCACTTGGTTTCTGCACCAAAAGTGTTCAGCCACTGCAGTTCTTTGCGTTCCTGTCGTGACAGCTTCGATTTCGTGAACGTGCGCTTGGTGTAAAAACGGTTTGCTTCAACGCGCTGTTCACAGTTCATACAAGCAGGCGATTCAACAGAAAATTCCACGCCTGCACATCGTGCCTTATTTAGTCTGCACATTGTTTGTTCACTCCTTTTTCAATAAATATTGTATTACAGCATTAATGGTCGGAAAGCACTGATAAAGTTTAATTCTCTGTAAATCATTCCACGTGTCAGCACTTACGCGCAATGATTTTTCTTTGGAATGATCATAGTTTGGAATTTTTGGGTGCAATTTGCTGTGGCACGATTTGCACACACTGATTTGGTTTTCTGGTTTGTTGTTTTTGTAGCTCAAATGGTGCGCAATATATGCTGGCGCACCACACAAGACACACGTGTTTTTGTCACGCTGCAATACAATATGCCTGTTCTCATTTGGCATAGTCCATATGTAGATACATCTTTGTATATAAATCTATCAAATCTATTCTCATTCCGCGTGAGAATAAACAAACCAGCAAATAGTGCGCCACAGCGCACTTCTTAAAGTGTCATTTGGAAAAAAGAAAGAAGCAGTGGCCTGCTTTTTCAGACCACTTACAAAACCCTATACCTTTGCGTCTGGAAACATAGCTGGAAGCAATCTTATACGCCATCGTTGGCGAAAACCTTCAGCGCAAGTGTCAAAAGTGCGCCTGCAAGCAAAAGATAGCCAGCTTCTGCGCTGGTAACTGTCACATATTGTGGTATGAGAGCCAGCGCACCTATAATGAATACTGCGATCAGCACCCATGACTGTGGACTGCTAATAAATCCAGACCAAGAAAACGTTAATGCCATTTTTATCACCACCTTAAAAGCCAAGTCGTATTGAAACCACGGTTAAAATTAAACCACCAATAATAGTGCCCATTAATCCTATAAGCCACCTTTGCAATTTATCCCTGTCTGCAGCCTGCTGTTTTAATGTGGCAATTGCCAGGGATTCCAACCGATGATCATATTCTTCACAGATTTTTGCCATGTCCTTTTCGTGTTCATCTTTTATTCTGTTTATTTCTTTATTTCCCGCCTCACGCAGAGTAGAAATTTGGCCTTTAATTCCATCAAGTTTGTCGTTCAGTGTGCTTGATAAATTATTAAATGCGTTCACCATTGATGCAATGTCACCATTCTGCCGCCGTTGCCAATCAGTAATTCCTGCAATCCGTTCACCAATCGCAGCAACATCAGTGTGTGCATTTTGCGCAACCTGCCGTATTTCTTTTACAACATCTTCCAATGCAGCCAGGCGCAATTTGGCTTCCAATGTTGCATCCGCGTGTGCGTCATCACGTCTTTTTAGTGCTGGTTCGTTTTCTGGCATTTGTCTGTTTCACATTCAACTGTTTTTCGTGCAGTGCCACTGTCTTTTCAAGTTTTGCCAAGCGCTGTTCAACCGTGTCAGCCTGACGCACATTTATCACGGTTGGCGGCGCTGGTGGTTCTTGTGTTGATGCAAGCAGCGCGTCAACATCTTCCTGTGTTATCCCTGGATATTTCTGTTTAATCATCAGCGTCCTGCCTAATAATGATAAAAGCTAGTATCACGAAGGAAATATGGTGTTAGCATTATTCGTGAACCAACAGTGTTGCTGGTATCACTTAGCCCCAATACATTGTTTAAACAAAATATTCCACCATTCGTTCCAGATGAAGCAGCATCATATGCGCCGCCAACAACCAAAAATCGTTCTGCTGCTGTGGTTCCAGCAGTGTATGTGTCACACCAGTATGTGTTGGCAGAACCTGTAACAGTAGCTGGCCAAAATGGCATCCATTCTGCTTCGTGATAGCCTGCATCATATGACATCGCATTAATATATCCAGAAGCTGTCAATGCACCAAGTCCTGTCATTTGATATTGTGTGTTCACGGTTGGGTTTACCAGTTGCGCTGTGCTGTAGTCAGCCAGCGCATCCCACGTTCCTGCACCAATTCCCTGTTGGTTATAGCGCACCCACAAATTCCTGTTTGTGTCAATTTCGTGCGCATCCAGCATTGTCCACGTATTGCCCCAAAGGTTTTCAACACCACGATACGACATTGCATATATAGGGCCAGCAGCAACCTGCACCTGTCCAGACGCGTTGCCCAAATCAATATTGTGATAGCTGCCATTTGTCATCGTGTATGATGAAGTCCAACCAGTGTATTGTCTGTTTGCGCCAGTGTTTATTCCAGCAGACAGCCCACCACGCGCTGTTGATCCTGATGGTGTTTGGCAGTTCAGGTTCGCATATTCAATAAGATAAAGCCACTGCAGCGCACTCCACGCCTGAAGATCAAGCAATTCGTATCGCTGCACTGTGCCGCCACCCTGTGCGGCACCCATCAGGTTTGCACCATTCCTGCAGCCAGCACGTGCCGTTGATATTGTTGGTGCGTTGTTTGCGCCAGAATACAGAACACCGTTTGACAGCCATCCTTCATATGCGCCAATCATAATGTAGTCAATCGGATTCTGACCGCGCAGAAACGCAGGGTGCAGCCGGTAATCCTGCATTGGATATGGAGAAATCCAGTTGTATCTGTAGTTTCCTGACACATAGAATTTATACCAGAACTTCGGCACGTAAACAAAAATTTTTCCCATTCCGCTGCTGTCTGTGTATGTTAAATTTCCATAATCGTCAATTTCGCCATGAAATGAATCAATGTCGCTGGCAATATTAACCATCGCGCGCTTCATTCCGCACCAGGGCATCAGCCCATCGCCACCTGTTGGCGCGTTTGCATCTTCATCAAACGTGTCAAATGATGAAACATAAGGACTTGCTGCAGTATTTACGTGAAATATTGCATCCACTGCCGCGCCTTCCAAATAGTTGCCATATTTGTCATACATCACGCGTGTGACTGAAGCGCCAGGATCAGGATTTGTTGTGTCTATCTTAACACCAACGGCAACCTGCGGCCTTTTGCTGTCATAAGAAACATACCGTGTTGATTGATTCGCCATTATTTCCAATTCCTGCCAATTTCACCAAGTTGCCACCTGTTTTCTGTTGCAAATGGCATTGGTCGTGTCCAGTTAAATTTGAACGCATCGCACACAATTGGCGTGATCACTTCACCATCAGGCGTGAAGTCCAACTTCACTTCACGAATCAGGTCTGTCAGTGTCATATTTTCCAACTGCACTGACACTTTACAACCCAACCGGAATTCGCCACTTAGATTTGCCAGCGTGCCAAATACTGCCATGTCTGATGGTTCCAGATCAATGGTTGCGGTTGCATTATATTGCTTCAGTTTCAATTCCGCATTTGTTTTATCTCGCATCCACGCAACAATCTGCGCCTTTGTTGGATTGCCGCCACCCGTTGCTTCTGTCTGCACGCTGCCTGTATCAAAGAATTCTTCGATCCTGCCAACAGACGCACCAGCGTGGTTTGCAGCGCCACCATATAAATCATATATCGTGTTGTTTTGTGTTGTGTGATACAGTCTATAGCCAAGTTCACTGCTGACAGCACCAGTTGATGGATCAATGTCTGGCCCACCACCAACAATCATTGTGGTTTCCGGCTTCTTTTCCTGATATTCAAATGAACGCACAGTGCCAAGATCAGTGCCAAATGTAACGCGATCAGTCATATCTGTGGCACAATACATTATGAACCAATATCTGTATGCGCCAGTTTGGGCCAGATATTGGACATCAAAGCCCAAATCTGCATCCAAATAATTATATGCAGCAGTCCCTGTTGACATCTGACTAGCCTTTTTGACCATTTCATATGCGGTTTCCCATCTGGCCCAATATTCTATATTTTGCCCAAATGATGGATTGTGACCAATTCCAGAATTGAAATATGGTATTTTTCGCCACGATGTTGGTTGGCCATCGCCAAAGTAATAATACAACATTCCATTTGCAACAGTTTCCACTGGTTGGCTGTCATAACCACAATATCTGGCATAGCCATAATAATAGCTGTCCTGCGAAAAGAAATGCTGCCAATCAGGTTCGACCACGCGCGCCTGCAACAACCAAAGGTCTGACATCCCTGTTAATTCCAGCATGTCATCGCCACCTTTCCACGTGCGTGTGGCTTCTGTTATAGGGCCAGCTATCAGTGGGTTTATTTCGTTATTCCGATACGCAGCAATTGCAAATTTTGTTATTGGATCTGTGGGTGCTGGTTTAAAAACGCTGTTGAATTCTGCATATGGCATCGTCAGTGACCAGGTGGACATATCAGCCCATTTTTGATCAACATGAAATTCTGTCCATTTTTCGATATAATCAAAAAGCGTGCCGTCCTGCATGCTTCTTCCCCAAATCTGAATGCTCATATCAGAATTAGATGTTGGTGCGTCAGTCATATGCCATTATACCTGTTTATCCATCTGAAAGATGCCCATGCGGAATCATCGCGCGCGTTCTGAATGGTTGCAAATGAAATTCTGTTTTCCCCTGGAACCAGATTAAAGTTTATGCTGCTGGTAGTCCATAGGTCACAATACGTGTTTCCATAGCTGCGTGGCAGCGCGTTTTTCGCAAAAATCCAGTGCAGCACACAGCAACTTCTATATCCTGGCCTGCAGTCAATATACAACCTGGCGTTCAAATTAAGATAACTGGTGGCGATTTGCCCATATCTTATTTGCTTTCCAGTGGTTTCGTTATTTATTATAATTTGATTAATATAATTAGCACTGCCACAGGCAATTGTGATTATTGGCCACGTGTCAACATCACCATCATTATACACAACCTGTGGTCGTAGCATAGCGCCATTCGGATTTGTCCATTTCTTTTCAGTTTCAAGTGGATCATACCAGTATGGAGAATGGCATATAAATGTGAGGATGAAAATTCTGGTTCTGTAGTTGCCAGTTTCGCCACTTTCCTGGAATGACATGCCTTCCTTATAATGGCAATTTATCAGCCTGGTCTTTGGCACATCGTCACCAGTGACCACCTTTATTTTGCCTTCACCACGCAGTGGATCAAGTGAATATTCAAGCAGGCGCAAATTATCACGAAAATCATCAGCATCTGAACCCTTAACCGTAATAGGAAGCGTGATTTCACGCGAATCAGTGTTGATATTCTGGACAATTTCACCTGGATATGTATAAACCTTTTTTGTGGTGTAGGCAAATGGTGGCATATGCCTGCCGTCAATGCCCTGGCGCACTTCAAAGTTCACGCCATCTGTCAGATCGAGCGTGCCGCCTTCTGGTGTTACAAAATAAATTTTTTCATCACTAGCCATATTGCGCACCCTGCATTGCTTCTGCTTTCTTGAACAGCTTCATTATTTCTGCTTCAGTTATCGGCTGCGTGACCAATCCAGACAAATTGATGTGATAATGGTTGACAGGGCCACCATTGCCAGTTCCACCTTCAATTGGTATTCTGCCATGTTGCAATGGAATAAACGCTTCCTGTCCACCTGGATTGTCACCAGCCAGCACCATTGTTGGCCCACGTGTAACAAATCCACTGGCAGCAGAAACTATTCCACCAGCAGCTAAATGCAGTGATGGCATTGCTGGCCAACTGAATGATGGGAATGGTGGCCAACTGAATCCTGGCATTGGTGGCCAACTGAATCCTGGCAACGCTGGCCATCCAGGGAATCCAGGCAGTGGTGGAAATCCTGGAAATCCTGGCAGTGGTGGAAATCCTGGAAATGCTGGCAGCGCCGGAAATCCTGGAAATGCTGGCAACGCTGGAAACCCTGGAAATGCTGGCAGCGCCGGAAATCCTGGAAATGCCGGCAGTGCTGGAAATCCAGGGAATGCAGGCAGTGCTGGAAATCCAGGGAATGCAGGCAGTGCTGGAAAACTAAATGCTGGCCACGCAGGCAGCGCAGGCAGCGCAGGGAATGCTGGAAGTGCTGGAAATGCTGGCAGTGCTGGAAATGCTGGCAGTGCTGGAAATGCTGGCAGATGAATGTTTGTGAAAAAGTTGGTCACGCCACTGAATGCAGACGTTACTGCGCCAGACAACTGTGCGCCAACACCACTGAACCATGCAGCAACGCCAGCGCCTGCGCTGGTCACAGCACCCATTAATGTCGCACCAACGCCACTAAACCAACCCATGACAGCAGCGCCAACACCACTTAATGCACCCAATACGATGCCGCCAATCTGAGCCCACATGCCAAAGTATGCCTGCAGTCCTGCCATCAACAACCCACCAAGTCCAGACAGTGCAGATGTGATTGCATTTAATAGCGCGCTTCCAATTGAACCCCAATCAACACTGGCCAGCAGCATTGGAATTGCCAAGAACGCAGTTGTGAATGCCTGCAGCAATGCCATTCCCACAGCACCCCAATCAACGCCTTCCAAGAATGATAAAATTGATGCACCTAAGCCTGCCAATGCCGCCAGGATGCCTGTGGCGATGCCACCCCAATCAATGCTTTTCAGCAAATTTGCTATAGTTGAAAATGATTCTTGGAATACCTTAATAATGGTCTGGCCAACGCCTGCCCAATTTATGCCTTTGATAACGTTTATGGCTTCCTGGAAGCCAGTTTTTAACAAATCGCCAACTTTGCCAAAATCGCCAGCAGAAAATGCTGCAGCTAACTGTTGCACCCAACCAAGCAGTTGCTGCACGCGCTGCATAATTCCAGAAACCGCGTCACGAAAAGTGGCAGACGTGGCGTATAATACCAAAAATACTGCAGCAATCGCGGCAACTATCGCAATCACAGGCAACAGAATTCCTGCCAGTGGTGCTAGAACCGCAACCAGTTCACTTCCACTGCTGGCAGCGCCTGCTATTTCAGGACTGAATGCACCCATTGCACCCATCACAACGCCACCACCTTTCAGTGCAGATGTTGCGCCTTTGCCGCCAATGCCTGTCAATTTTGACATTTTGCTTAATGCTGTCATTTCTTTACGCGAATCGCGCAGCTCGCTTTTAAGCTGTGACGCATCAGCAGTGATCATTATTTTCTGCTTCAGTGTGGCAATCAGACCTTTTGCTTCAGTATCAGTGGTGCGCAAATCACCCTGCAGCTTGGACATTGATGTGAAACCCATGCTGCCGCCAGTTTTAGACAGTCCTGCTGCGTCTGTTTGCAGTTGTTTCATTTCACGCGAAGCCTGCTGCAATTGTGCCATTCCTGTGACGTTCACGGCAACGTCTATCTGTGAACTGTCAAGATTGCTTATTGTGCTTTCCGCGCTGTCCAAATCTGACGTGTCAACTGATGTTGCAACGTCAATGGTTGATGTTCCAATTGAATTAATTGTGGATTCTGCGTCTGTTAATTGTGATTCGTCAACATCCGTGACCACATTAATGGTCGAATCTGTAAGTGAATTGATGGTGCTTTCTGCGTCAGTGATGCCACTGGTGTCAACATCCGTGGCAACCGTAACCGTTTTGTCGCCTAATGAATCAATTGATGTCTGCAAATTAGATATTGCAGAATCGTCAACGTCACTGATGCTTAATTGAACTGCCAAATCAGCAATAACATCTGCCATAATTCATCATTCAGGCACGTCAAAAATTGAAAACTTTTCTGTTGGCCTGCCAGATTTTGCCCTGGCAGCTTCGCGTTTTCTTTCGCGTTCTTGGTCTGCAGCTTTTATTTTAAAATACGCAACCCATTGTGTCAGTTCATAACTGTTGGTATTTTGGCATAGCTGTGTAAACGTCATATGCAGTTTTTCTGCCAATGAAAATAAAAAATGAAGCTCGTCATGTGCTTTCAGTTTTTTTCTGCTTCATCAACACCGTCCAAATCCAAACCTGAAAGTTTTTGAATGACAACAGCCAGGCGTTCAAGTGGCGCACTGTTTTTGGCTAGAAGTCCTGCCTTATGCGATTGTGTGAAAATTCTGCTGTTGGTTGCTGGATTATAAGCGCCGAGAATCACAATATCTGCGCTGGTGCTTTTTGTTTTAACTTTGTTCGTTTTTCCATCAACTTCAAGCATTCCACTAAGAACAGCACGATCAGCACCAGATAGGTTTTTGCACAATATTTTCATATTGTTCCATTCTGGAACCGTCACAATCTCTGTTCGTTCATCGTTTATGTTCAGAATTTCTTCTGCCATATTGCTGGTTGTTTTTTCTACCAAAATTTATCACCAAATGACATTGCGCAGGTTGCTATTTATAATCTGCTTATAACGTGGCCATCTGCATCAGAAGCGCCAGACCAACCAATGGTTTCTTCCAACATTCCATCAATAGCGTCTTTCAGTTCCTGGCTGTCAATTTCAGCCCACGCTAACAAATCATATATTGGCGTGTGAAACTTTATTGCCACCACTGCATCTGCCAGCATTTCAGTTGTCCAATATGGCGTTAGTGACAATGATGCAATTTCTGTTGGATCATAGAACGTGCCAATTGTGCCATTCACGTCTGAAACACCACGTGCCAGCGCCTGATAATTCTGATTAAATGGCGTTGTTTCTGTGGTCTTTGGCTTAATGCTCAGACTGAAATCTTTCGCATACAGCAGTTGGCCCATTGGCAAATATTTTCCAGTGATGTTTATTGGTTCGTTTCCTGTTTGATCTGAAGCAAACGTAAGTGTTCCAGTTAAACGGTTCACTGTGTAGTTGCCACTTCCGTTGGTCGAAACAGCATATGTTGGACTTAAAACCTGTTTTGCTGCTGCCGTGATCTGATACACTTTGTGCGCGCTCAGATTCGTGCAAACTTCATTTGTCAGCGTTGCAGCAGTTCCTGATGCGTAAATGATCGCGTGATGGCCTGCAGTAATTGTTGCTGCCATATTGTGCCACCACTGTTTAAGTTATAACCACGGCAGAACTTGATGCGTTGCTTACATTATACGTTACTTCAACATAGCCATCCACAGCGTCTTTGATCTCTATGCTGTCAACAACTGCTTTGAATTCAACGGCAGGCGTGCTGGCGGTCAATAGGACTTTCACATACAAATCTGTGTCAGAAACCATGTTTGCCCAAAAGAACGCCTGGCCAGTTGCACCTTTTTCCAAAAAGCCTGAAACTACTGCAGAAACGTCTTTGATCCCTGGCGCACGTGCAATATACACAGGCGCTGAAGCAGCAAATTCAGTTACGTCAACGCTTTTGCCATCAAACTTTAATGACACATTGTTGATATGCTCAACAACCTGCGTTGGCGTAGCTGCCGCTGCCGCCTTTACCGTTGGCTGATTCCCTTTCGTTATAGCCATTATTATTTCACCTTATCCATTTGTTATAGGGCCAGTGGACTGTGCTGAAACTGAAATATCAACTGTGCCATCTGGCGTTGTTTTTATGTCAATACCATCAACCACAACCTGTGATTTGATGAATTTTGTTCCATCATACAGGAATTTAAACCACAGTTCAGCACCATTCGCTGCATTGTCCATGATTATTACCTGGCCAGTAGTATCGCCATAATCGTCAAAAAATCCGTCTGCGGTGTATTCAATATGCTGCAATCCTGTGATCCTGGAAACATATTCCTGCGCACTGCACGTGAACACGGTGCTGTCAATGTTTTTCATAATGAACTTAGCACCAAGCGAATTCATTTGTGCGACTGCGTTGTATGCGCCAGCACCACCTGCAACATTTGAAGCCTGCAGGCAGCCCAAAATTCCTTTCGTTATTCCTGCCATTTTCTTTTCCCTTTTAAGATTGCGTCACGTTAATTGCCAAAGAAACAATTCCGTGATAATGAACCATGTCTGCATCGCGCAGGATGTTGGAAAAATCAACAGTAGTGCGCACGTGACTATATCCTGTGATTGTTAATGGCTGATTGTCCAGCAGTTCTTTGATGTGTGTAATTATATCCGCGCATTCTTTCCTGCCACGATAAACAGACCACACATGCAATGTATATGTTACGCGCTGGCCATATTGATCGCCCAAACAATCCCACGGTGTTTCAGTCGGATTGTCTAAATGAATATAAGGTTCCAGCGTGCCTTCTGGAACGAAATCATATGACGTGCAACCGTGGACTGTCACAATATCGCTGCCGTTTAGCGTGTCCAGGATTTCCTGGCCAGCTTCCAGAATTGCAGATTCGCGTGTTTTCGTCATGATTCTGTCAGCCTGCTTCTGATATAGTCTGCCACCTGGCTGCGCGATTCTTCAGTTCCATTTTTCATATAGAAAACGCCAGGCACAAAACTGCCACTGCGCGTGTGGTGGCCAACTTCAACATAATAAGCATAATCAGTATCTGGCGAAACCTGCACTTCGGTGTCACTGATCTGTTCAACGTGAATGCTGCCGCGCAATTTTCCTGTCTTAACTGGTGCGTTCTGTTTGCACGCAGTGGCCAGCAGTTCACCACCTTCATACAGCGCGGTTGCTGCGTTGGCTTTTATCTCGTCAACTTTTGCCTGTATGACTGCAGTGATGTCTGATTTGTTAAGTGCCACTTTTATTTTCATCAGCGTGCAGGTTCCACCTGTTCAACACAAAACAATATCATAAACAGGTTTTTGTTTTCAACATTGTTAATGTTCAAAATGTTCATCATTCGCGTGCCGTGTTTAACCCAATTCTTAACTGTCACATCTGAATTATACCAGGTTGTGATTTTCCAATATGCGTGCGCTTCAATTTCACCTGCCGTGAATGATTCACCACCAATTGCTGCCGGCATTTTCGATGGCGTTTCAATTGAAGCCCACGTGTTGGCAATCGTTGTATCTGTTGGTGCTGAAAAGCCACCATAGCCATCGCTGGTTTCGCCTCTGGAAATGAAGCTTATCCGTTCGTCAAATCCAGAAAATGGTGGCACAGAAGGTTGCATTGGCTTCTGTGCTGGTGGCTGTGCAATCGTCATAAGTAAATCCTATATGGCTGCAGTTTCGTGATCACATCTGGCGGCAGCACGCCAGTGGTTCCCTGTGTGTAGAAATACGCGGCGCATTCAGTTATGGCATCAATGATGTCCTGTGGAACATCCGCCACATCATCACCATATCCACCAACATATTCAACAAGCATTCCATTGTGCTGCCTGCAATATCCCCAAACTGCGCCAACATTTAGCACAGCCCTGCCTGGTTCTGTGTAAACGTCAGCATAATAACTGGTGGACAATTGTGTGTGTGCAGCGCCAACATCGTTGAATGTCTTTATTGATGTGATTGATTGCAGTGGAGGACGTGGCAGCATTATGTAGTCATAATTTTTAAACACTGCAGAATAGTCCAACATCAATTCCCATGATTGCGTGATGAACGCACGCCTGGTGTAGTTTTCTGCCATTATGCGCGCAGACGTGGCCATTTCTGAAAGCCTGTCGTTATAATCAGACGAATCCAGGCGCAGGAATGTCTGCACGTCTGTGCCATCCACCAGTTCAATTGCAGGTGGCGTTTTAATTTTTATCATTTAAACAAACTTCCCATATGATGTGCTTGGCGTAACTGAAAAGGAACCCTGATAAACAACTTCTTCAATTGATGCCAGAATTGTTCGCGCTTCGTGGTAGAAGGTCACGCCGCCTTTATCGTCTGTGTCACCTGGAACCAGATATACAGAAAATTGTCCAGCAGGGCCATCTGTTATCTCGATTTTCGCAATATCTGTGGTGGTTTTTGTTATCACTGGTTCGCCTTCTGCAGACAGTGTGGCCACCCAAACAATGTCTGCATCTGAAATATCAACGGCAATGAAGTTTGCATTCTTAACCGTAAACCGAAGTTCACGGCTGGTTCCTGCAATCATAGCAAAATCAACTGTCATGTTTTACACCTTATATATCCAACCAAACGCGTTTCTGGCAAAATTCCAACCATTCCTGAATGGTCGTCATATATAGCAGCAAAATCTGTTTCAACGGTTTCTGTTGCATCGAATTCAACAACGCCTGGAATGCTGCCATCAAATGTTGATGTGACCGCTTCACGTGCTAATATTGCCGTAATGTCTGCATATATTCCACCAAGAACGGCAACCAAAATTTCAGAACCATCAAAATCAACTTCTGGTTCACAATATGGAACGTTTACAATTTCGCCATATATATCTGGAATTAATGCAACGGCAGTTGCTGCCGCCACAGCCGCGCCAATTTCAATTCCCTGATATTCTGTGATTTCTGGCGCAACTGCTGCCGCAATAGCTTCTGCAGCGACAGCGTCAATAATTACATCAGCCCACGTATCACCATCAATCGTAGGTGCGAACGCGTCTGCCGTTGCTGCCGCAACTGCTGCAGCTATGGCCACGTTCATTGCTGATGAAACAACCGGCGCATATACTTCTGCGATGGCTGCCGCAACTGCTGCTGCGATAACAGAACTTGTTGAAAGCGTGGGTGCGTTTGCTGCTGCTGCTGCAGTTGCCGCAACAGCGCTTAATATGTTATTTGTTGTCAGCCCTGGTGCGATGCCTGCTGCCGTTGCAACTGCCTTAACTGCAGGAACGTTTGCGCTTCCGCTTGGAACTGGCGATAACGCAGCAGCAACTGCTTGTGCAACAACTGCAGAAATTCCTATTCCGCTTCCTGGAATTGGTGCAACTGCTGCAGCAACTGCCTGCGCGGCAACTGCTGCAATTCCAGCGCCGCCACTTGGAACTGGTGCAATCGCTGCTGCTGTAGCTGCTGCCTTAACCGCTGTGACGTTGGCAGCACCACTTGGAACTGGTGCAATTGCTGATGCAACGGCTGTTGCTACTGCCGCGTTTATCAGCGCATCGACCACCTGTTGTGTCGTTATAACTGGTGCAGGCGCGGTTGCCGTTGCCTGTGCTCGCACTGCTGTCACGCCAGCAGCACCACTGGCCACTGGCACAGGTGCTGTTGCCGTTGCTTGTGCGCTCGCAGCAGACACACCTGCTGCACCACTTATTGTTGCACCACTTAATGGTGTGGTGTATCTCCACGCTTCTGCAACAAAATTTGTGTGCTTTTCTGCAGGTGTTAAAATCCTTGTATGAACACGCACCAATGCTGTTTTACCAACAAATGGCCAACCACCCCAATTGCCAACTTGGAATAATGCGTCTGCAGCAAACGCTGTTGGTGTTCCAACCACGCCTGTGTAACACGTATAATCAACATCATTCACCGTCAAAGAAGCAGTGCCACCATTAAATGCTGGTGTCCATGAGAAAAATAAATGATACCACACACCAGAACTGACAGTGAAATTGTGACTAGATGAAATATAATTGCTCCAATCGGGTGCAAGTTTTATCGCATAGCCATTCACACCACCTTGGTCTGGTCCACTTAATAAAAAGAATTCACCCAAACCATTTGTGAAAAATGGCAAAACACCATTTGAAGTAAGTGAATCTAAACGAAAAATAATTTCAACCGTATGTGCGGAATTTACTATTGATGATCCTGATGGAAGTGAAATTATATCATCTACAGCATCAAAATGAAAACTGGTTGCACCACTTGGAAGCACTTCAAAATCATTGTCTGTGGTAGTTCCATTATATGCACCAGATCCTTTGTTGATGACAGTCGTTCCAGTTTGTGGCCAATCGCTCAATTTTATAACACACGCATCTTCAACAGGTGCTGACACACCAGCAAGTGAAACAGCCCTGGCAGGAATTGCAGACACACCGGCCGCACCACTTACTACAGGAACACCTGCAGCAGATGCTGCTTGTGCTCTCACAGCAGTCACGTTTGCAGTATAATCAGTTCCAAAGCAGAGATAACAGATTTGTGTTGACACTGCGCTGTTCGTGGCCCAATGCGCCGTGAAACTGTCGTTTGTAAATGTCGTCAGCGTTCCATGTGCTTCGTCTGTCATTGCGTCATTATCTGCAACAATAAGACTGCGTGCTGATTCAAATGTTTGTTTGGCATACGTGGTGGTCACGCCTGTTTTATCACTCACTGCAAACGCACAGTTGTTGGTTCCATCGCCAGCGCCAACGGTTCCACGATGTCCTGTGAAATGTGACGTTGATGCAGCATGTGAATCAGTCGAAATAAGAACAGCCTTTGGCAGTATGCCAGTGGTCGTTATTGTGTCATCGCCAGTAGTGCCGCGTTTTGCCCAATAACCAACCTGGTTTTTCCCACCTTTTATACAAAGGCTGTAATAATACCGCGTTGAATTGTTAGTAGAAAAGTTACATCTGAAACCGTTTGACAACATTGAAACATAACTGGCCTTTATTACCAGTGATGTTGTAACAGCAGTTCCTACAATGAACGCATCAGTCAACTGCATTCTGCCAGTGACTGTGGTGGTTGCAGATTTTGAATATCCTTCACGTGCCCACTGGTTGCCATTGCTGTCAAACGCACCAATGCCTAAAATGTTGTGTGTGTCTTTCGATGTTACATTATCTTCATCATGAATTGTAAGAACAACATCCGGCTGAAAACCCACACTGGTCACATCATATGTGGCGTTCGTGCCTGCCGGCGATTGCCACCTAATCAATGTTGCGTTGGTTATGTCATCGCCACCAATCGCAAGATAGCCAAGATACTGATTTGCAGTCACGGTTGACCACGTTAATGTGAAGCCATCAGAATTAAACGCACAGGTGGCAGGCGAATAAATCGTATTGTTCCATACAATGCTGTATGCGTTTGTGTCAACGTTTCTGTATTCACCGGCAGTTGTTGATGCGTCTATGGTTGTTATGCCCACACAATAACTGTTGTCGGCAACTATTCCTATTGAAGCATCAAGTTGGCTTGACCAACCAGTGGCAGTTTCACCAACACCAAAAAGAATCACAACCTTTGGTTGAAAGCTGGTTGTGATTTTTTGAGTGCCGCTGCTACCTGGTTGCTGAAAATATCCTACCTGTGAAAAATAGGATAGGCCCATTTCTCACATCACGAAGCAGCGATGGTTGCTATTCCTGCCGCATCCCACGTTATTGTGAACGCACCATTTGAAGATGAAAAGTTTGCACCAAAGTCAATATAACAAATCAGTGGCGAAGTTGATTGCGTGCCAGTGTCTTTATACACAATCGCATATCGCGCGTTTGGAATTGTTGAAGCAGCCCACGTGGTGGTTGCCGCGCTAAGTTTCAGTGTATGAGTAGCAACAATGGCTGCAGTTTTGGTTCCTAATGCCAGGCCACCTGCAGCATAAACAGAATATCCTGAAACTTCATTGGCTGCCGGTGTTGAAACAAATTCATCCGTGTCTTGATTTGGCGTGTATGAAGATGTGCAAAGCATCACCTTAATTGTGTCTGTAAGAAAATCCGTGTATCGTGTGGTTTCTGATTCAGTAACACCGCCATATGAATGCGCGGCAGCTAATGAATACCAGTGCGCGGTTACTGTCATTTATCATCACCAGCAACTGGTGCGTGTGCTTTTGCGCCTAACTGCGCAGTGGGTGCACCAATGCAAACATCAACGTGTTCGCCTTCGTCATCTGTTCTTTTAATTTGGGTTGCTTTCCCTGTTTCCATTTTAATCACCTTTGAAATACGAAACGCAGCGTTCTGTCTGCATCCTGCGTGGTTGGCCCACTGGTTGTTCCACTGCGCACTTTCACAAATCGCCACGGTGTAAGATACGTTTCCGTGGTTTCGAGCGTGTAAGCATAACCCTGCGCGCGTGTGCCTGTAGCAATCAACGTGCCAGCTTCGTTGCGCAGATCAACAAACGTGCCGTCATACGTGGGTGCAACCTGGAATGATAAGACAGCACTGTTAAACGTTGCTGGCATTATCAAACCCATCCGTGTTGCGCCACCACCAAAATCACAGACATCTGACTGATAGCCAGACGCTGCTGGAATTACGACATCAACATACCATTTGTAAGGCATCCTGTTTTCCCTCAGTTAAGATATAGAAAAAGGAAAGCCACAGATGGTGGCTTTTCCCTAAAGTGTTTTATGCGTGCGTGTAGAACGTTCTGCGCGCGTGCATCTGAAGTGTCTGAAGGCCAAATGTTGCAGTCTTTGTTCCTGTGGTGCATTGAAGTCGTATCCAACGCGCACAGCCAGCATATTCAATGATATACATTTTGCCTTCGTCAGCGTTTGCCGTTTCTGTAATAACGCCACCAGTGATTTTGGTGTTCGTATCATCAGATCGAACAGCAATGACGTTGGCCGCGTCAGCAGCCGTTCCAGCATCCGTTACGCTAACATCCGTTTCATAAACCTTAAACACATAATCAGGCGTGTTGCCAATTGTGTTCACTGTAAGCAGGAACATATTGGTTTCAAATCCCTGTGTATCCAGGTTAGTTGTCGTGTGCGCAGTGTTAAAAGCGGCAGCGTTTGCAACCGATTGCGTTTCAAACTTCACGCCAAATTTCATTCTGCGCAGTTCATCTTTTTGTGACATAATCAATTATCCTCTGTTTCTTTATCATCATCAATTTGAATCAATCGGTTTATTACTTCGATTGCACCAACGCAGGCATTTGCGCCTGCCAGGTGCTGGTCTTTTCCATTTTGATATTCCTGAAGTAAGTCAACCAATTGTTCTTTGGAAATCATGCATCCGCCCACAATGGTATTCTATATGGCGTTGTTCCAATGTAAACGCGCATCGAAAGTTGCTGCGCTGCAAACGCTGGCGCACCAGTTGTATATGCCGTCCCTGCAGTTAATCCACTAACAGAACCAGCACCTGTGCATTTGATTGCAGGGTTCGTTGCACCACCATCAAGTGTCAGAAGGCCAGTTGTTGCAGTTATGACAGCTTTGCTGCTGCCTACAGTCACGTCACCAGTTAAGGTTGAAGCGCCTGCAACAATCAGCGCGCCCTTCATACTCAACGCGCCAAGTGCCGTCATCGTTGCACCTGTGCTGGCATATCCTGCGCCAAACGTGGTTGCGCCACTTAGAGTTGCAGCACCAGTTATGGTTCCAGCACCAGTTATGGTTCCAGCACCGTCAACTACGAGCGCGCCTTTAAGTGAAAGCGCGCCAAGTGCCGTCATCGTTGCACCTGTGCTGGCATATCCTGCGCCAAATGTGACAGCGCCAGTTAGGACTGACGTGGTGTTTACCAGCAATGACGTGCCTGCAGTTAGTGTTCCAACAGAAGCCACGTTGCCTGTTAGGTCAACCGTTCCTGTTGGCTCAATAGTGATGCTGTCACCACCATTGTCAAAATAAACATCCGTTGTGTGTGTCACGATTTTTCACCAACTTATATTGATATGTCCAAAACTACATATGCAAGTTCATTGACAACGCCACCACCAACGCCAAGCCGCTCTGTAAACAGACTGACTGCGCCTTTGGTTGTGATTTCATCACGTATCGTGTAGATGCCAGGGTTGTCAACAATCGTGTATGCTTCCTGGAAATCTCCATATGCAATTGGCATTTGATTAACGCCATTAACAGCAGCTTTTACATCCTGCATTGCTGGAACATATACAATGGGTTTTCCAAACAACATATCAGTGGATTTGCCCATAACTTCAGACGAAATGCCATATTGTGCCTGAACATTTTCTTCAAGCATATATCTGCCCATTCCGTCCTGGAACTTTCGCAGAACTGCTTTGGTTGCCCTGTTCATAATCCAACACGCGTTCTGTTGGTATTGCTCAGGAAGGGTTTCTTGAACATCAATCAGCGTGTCAAAGTCTGGAACAGTTGCAGCCGCGCCACTGTCAACTTCAACAACAGACGTGCCACTTTCATTCGCAGCAGTTAAGATGCCTTCAGGTTGGCCAGCGCCGGTTCCTGTTAAAAACGCAACGCCTTCCAGATATGCCATGTATTTGGCAACCTTTCTGGTCATCCATCCTTCAACGTCAAAAGCAGCAATGCGCGCCATCTTCTGCGTCATTATCGGCATCGCATACATTGGATGTGTTGGAATGCGCATTTCTGTCAGCGTCATATTGTCTGTTGCTGCACGCGTGCCGCGTTCGGATGTCCAACCAGCAGGCATAGTGCCAGCTTCACCAAGCATAACCAATTCGTCACCATTGCGCAGTGTTTCAACTGAACAGATGTTGCGCATTGGAGAAAGCAGCAAAATCTTTTCAATAATCCTGTTTGAAATGGTAGGGGTAAGCCAGAAACCACCAGTGGTTAGATCGTTGGCGGCAATCGTCTTTAGATATTCTGGAACTTCCTGTTTGCTGTGCGTGGCCACATACTCTTTGATATAATCAAGCTCGTTGTATTGATAGCCTTTAGTCCACAGCGATTTTTCAAAATCACTGTTCCATTTCATTTCAATGTCATCGTCTTTGTCCTTTCCGACAACGCCAGGTGCTTTGTTAAGCTTGGTTTCGATGGCATCAATTCTGTCCTGGAACGTCTGTTGTCCAGCTTTGAACTGGTCAAAGTCTGTGGACATCTTTTCATTATAAGAAGTCACGCCAGTTTGCAGTTCCGTAATAAGCTGTTCCATTGTCTTTTGTTCAGCCATAATTTATTTCCTCAATAGTTTATTCAGTTCTGTCAATTTCAAAATCAGTTCAGCGTCATCTGCCTTTGCAGGTTCTACAGGTGCAGCAGTTGCAGGCTTTTCATCCGGTTCGTTGTAGTCTGTGCCTGTAACTTGTGTTAATACGCCTTCAATCAAATCGCCTGCCTGATCTAGCAAATCATTTGCCTTTGATAAGTCAGCTTCATTTTTAGTTGAAAGCACCCTACCAGCTTTTATTTCCATTATATCATCAGATTTTCCTGGCGCAGTTTTTCCAAAATCAGCATAGTGCTTTAGCAAATGCGCTTCCGCGCCTTCACATCCAGGCATACCAGAAGCACCTGTGCGTGATCCCTGCAGCGCGCCATATGCAGCAACAACACCTTTCCACACACATGCGTGATCGCCACTGGCCATGTGATGTGGTAGGGCATAGCTGGTTTTGTTTGTTGGATCACCACGAACGCAGGCGCACATTTCTTTAAGTGCTTCAACATCTGCAGCAGCAACCTGGCCTGGTCCATCCCACGCCTGTGTTTCTGGTGCAAGTGGTGTTTTGTGATATGGCAGCGCGCCTTTGTTTTCTATGCCATCACCTTTCACGTCAGTGTTTACTGCTTCAGCGTTGCTTGGGAATGTCACATTGGAAATTTCCATCAGTTTGACCTGTTGCAAATGGTTCACGCCTTCGTCATCTTTGAAAGCCTTTCCATTCTGCATACTGTAACCAATGCTGTTTCCATCAATGTCCTGATTTAACGCAGCTTCATAAGCATCTTTACCCCAAGAAGTTTTCAGATTGTATTTTGCCTGATACTTTAGGCCATAGTCATCTTCCCAAAGTTTGACAATACGACCTGTAGGGCGTTTATAATCGTGCTGCCAAAGGAATTTTATTTTCTTTGGATTTGCCAATGCTTCCTGGAAAGCGCCACGATCAACAACTTCTTTCTGGCTGTCTGTCACGCCATAAACTGAAGCATAACCTTCAACAAATCCTTTTTCATCTGGAACTTCAAGTGGCAAAGAATTGTCTTTATATCTCATTTCTGAATCTGTCATTTGATATAGCCACCACTATCTTTTAAAAATAAGTGAAATAAAAATTAGTGTCACGCATTCTATGTGTGAATTGCACACATATGCACTATATAATTTATTGGAAAAATGGCGTTAAATCGTAGAAACCAGCATGTCTGGTGGTAACTATATACTTTTCAATTATATCCTTACACCACATGCCATTGTGGCCTTCCATCACGTGCATCATAAATTCGAACCAGGGAATAAACGCGCAACGATTGTGCGCACCTTTGCTTTTGATTTCGACAACCAAGTATGCGTTCCTGCCGCTGCGCGTGAAATAATCATCCAGGGCAAATATCTGGTGCGTGCCGTCTGCCGTGTAGTGAAAATTTGATGTCCAGTAAATTTTCTTGGCGCTGGTTGATTTGCATTCAAACCCAAAGTGGCCAATTGGACTGTCAATAATTACATCACACGGCTGCTTATAGTATCGCTGTTGTGGCCAGCGTCTGACATCTGCAGGAATGTCTTTAATGCGAAAATAGTTTTCAAACGATTTGACAATGCTGCGTTCAAAGTTCATTTGATTGCTTCAAACTGAATTCCATGATCGCCAGGATATGGTTTTGTGTGATCGTTCGCGCCACGCAGAATGTCTGCAGGAATTGCATCAAACGCTTTGCACTTCCCAAAGGAAATTCGATTGATGCACGTGTTGCAACTGGCAAACACCATTCCTGTGTCGGCAATAAATTTGTCCATTGTCATAGTGATATAGGAACAGCTTTTATAAGTCTGCTTCCATCAGGTTGTAATTCATTTGACAAAATTCTAAATGCTGTGCCGTGTTGAAACACAACTTCATCTTCTTTTTCTTCGTAAACCAAAATATCTGGAAGTATGTGTGGTTTCGTTTCGCCTGGTTGTATTTGGAATAAGAAATTTGACTTTGGATTTCCACTCAAAAACAAATCAGTTTTTGCTTCATCTGCAGTTGCTGATGTAAATGCTTTGTCAGAATAAACATCATCTGGTTTCAAATTGTTCAATTCTGTCCACAGTGGTTCTGCTTCTTTATCAAATGGCCTGCTGTCTGCAGGAAATGCGCGAACACCACGATATGATTCACCATTGTATTCTGGCAGTTTTTCCAACGGTTCTGCAAACGCATCAACACGTGCCTGCTGCTCTTCTGGACCATTCCAATCCAACGTTCCATCGCGCAGAAAACCATTCAATGCGCTGTAGCTGTCTTTATTCATCCAACCATCAATTGCTGCTTTTTCTGGTTCATCCATTCCGTTGAAAATGTTGGTTGCCGCATCCTGTCCATCAGAATATGAATCGAAACCGCCACCTGTCAGTGCTGCTTCTGGCGCTTCTTCTGCAGGCGCTTCAGGTGGCGCATAGCCAATACAGCACCGGCAGTTCACAGCTTCGCCTGGCCAGTGCGTGCCGTCTGCACAATCAAAGCCATCATCCTGGTCATAAG